GCAGCGCGATCGCGCCAAATTCAACCATCAGACCAACGGAAAAATGACCGTTGTTGATTTTGAAGGCAAAGAGGTTTTTACCTGCGTAACCCTTGAGCTTCCTTGGAAGGACAACATCCGAAGAAAGTCCTGCATTCCGGCAGGTAAATACACGGCAAAAAAGCACGTTTCGCCAAAATTCGGCAAGTCCGTTTGGATTCAGGGCGTACCCGACAGAAGCGAAATTCTGATACACCCTGCCAACTATGTAGAACAGTTGCTCGGCTGCATTGCCGTGGGTAGAACCCTCACCGACATTGACAGAGACGGAGACGCAGACGATGTAAGCTCCAGTCGCAACACAGTAAAGGAACTTTTGACCTTTCTACCCAACGAGTTCACCGTTACGGTAAAAAACGCTGAATAATGCTGACCAAATTCGATTTTGAAAAGCTGATAACCGAGCAAACTCTGAATCAAATTACGCAAGGCAACGAGGCACTTGTTGACGGGGCAATTATAGACGCGCAGGCGGAAATGGAAAGCTACCTCAATCAGAAGTACGATATGGCGGTTGAGTTTGCAAAAACAGGCACGGCAAGAAACCCGTTGTTGGTCATCTACATGGTTGATCTCGCGTTGTTTCATCTGCATTCGCGCATCAATCCGAAAATGATTCCTGAATTGCGCGGCTTTCGATACGAGAACGCAATAAAATGGATGGACAAGGTTTCTCGCGGCAAGCTGACACCCAACCTTGCAGCATTGCAAAACGAAGACGGAGAAGACGTGAATGCACACTCGCGTTTTGGCGGAAACCCAAAAGTCAACCATCAGCATTAACACTCAGACCTTTTAACCCCTGTTTAACATGAACGGTAATCGCATAGGACTTGGAGAAGTAGTAAAGACATGGCTCGGCCATCAGATAGCCCCTTATATGCGCTATTTAGGCAAGAATGAAAGACCCAACCGACTACTCGATAAAATTGAACAGGCTGCCGCAAGCCTGAACCGAAAGGACATTGACAGTTGGGTTAAGGCACGGCAGCGCGCTTTGAATGTTGAAGCTCCAAGACGCGACCTGCTGATAAAATTGTTTGAAGATGTAAAACTCGACCCACACATCAGCGGAGTAATTGAACACGGGCGCGTCAATAGATTGCTTGCAATGGACTTTCGCGTGTTGGATGCTAAAAGCGGAAAGGACGAAGAAGAACTTACGCAGCTACTCAACTCCAGTTGGTTTCATCAGTTCATCAAACTTTCGCTCGAAAGTATTTGGTTCGGACACAGCCTGATCGAGTTTGATACCATAGAAGCCGACCGCGTGGTCGGTCTCAACGTCATTCCACGGGCGCACATAGTGCCTGAATTCGGTGTGTACTTAGAAAAGCCTTCGGATTCTGAAGGCATTGCGTACCGCGACACGCCTTTAATGGACTACATGGTGGAAATAGGCGAATCGCACGACCTCGGAGTGCTACTGAAGGCCGCGCCTTGGTATCTATACAAGAAAAACGCAACCATTGCGTGGTCACCGAGTTGTTCGGAATGCCCATGCGCATCGGTAAAACCAATACAAAGCAAAAAGGCGCGCTCGACCGCATGGAAACCATGCTTCGCCAAATGGGTTCAGCGGCTTACGGAGTGTTCCAGCATGACGAAGAAATTGAGTTCATCGAATCGAAACGCGGAGACGCGTTCAATGTGTACGACAAGCTGCTGGAGCGTTCCAACTCCGAGCTTTCAAAGTTGTTTCTCGGACAAACAATGACCACCGAAGTAGGCAAGAACGGTTCTCGCTCGCAGGGCGAAGTTCACGAACGGGTAGGAAACGATGTAACACTTGCAGACAAGCGGTTTATTGAATCGGTAGTGAACGACAAGTTATTTCCATTGCTCCAAAAGCACGGTTGGAAAGTGGAGGGCAAACGGTTCAAATATCCTGAGACAAAAGACACGGACAGGCTTTGGAAGCGTGTTGAGGCATCTCTACCGCATTTAATGATGGATGTGAAATGGATACATGAAAAGTTTGGAATTAAAGCCGTTGAACAGAAGCTGACCAAGAATGATGTGGAGAGCGGAAAGAAACCAAAATCTGAACTGAGCAATCAGCTTATTAAGGATGTTGAAGAACTCTATTACGGACATTTTCACGAAGAATGAGCTGGAAGAAAACAGATGCAAAAAGACTCATTGGTGGAGTTTGGACGGGCGAATTCAAAAGAGGTCGTTTGCCGCTGCATTTGTTTCAATTTACCGCCAACGAACTGACCGAAGCCTTTGAGCGCGGTTGGAACGAAAAGCTATTGACCAACCCCGACATTCAATCGCCCGACCTTCATATTGCGCAGAGTTTTCAACGCAATCTTTGGTATTTCTCTGCCAATAAAACAGCAAAGCACACCGAGATTCTTCAGGGCTTGATGCACAACGCAGACGGAACGCGAAAGCCTCAGAATAAGTTTGTAAAAGAAGCCTTGGAGATTGACAAGAAATTCAATGCTCACTTTTTAGCAACGGAGTACAACACCACTTTCAGACTTGCAGAAAGCGGTCGGGAATGGGCGCAAATTGAAGCCACAAAAGAGAGCTTTCCGATATTGGAGTTTATTGCGGTGAATGATCCGAATACACGGCACAGCCACTCCGAACGCCACGGAATAAAGCTACCTGTTGACGATGCTTGGTGGTTAGAAAATATGCCACCGCTCGATTATAACTGTCGGTGTAGAGCCAAGCAACACAGAAGCGCAACGAAAACGGATATGTCAAAGATTGACATTCCGAGACCGCCCCAACTTTTTAGAAATAATGTGCTTAAAAGCCGCAAGGTTTGGCAGAATGATAAGCATCCGTTTGGACAAAATATGTCCAAAGAACAAAAGGCCGCTGCACGGGGGTTGGTTGCTCAGGCAACCGGAACAGGAACATTCATTCGGGTGTCTAAGAACATTCGCGTAAGTATGTACCACGGAAAAAACGAGATAAAAGACAACCTCATTACGGCAAGGATTCTTGAAAAAAAACACGAAATAGAACTGCTTGCGGTAAGTCAAAAGAATGGCAAAAAATCTGCCGATGCACGAGTGGATGGAACGAAAGCAGACTTCAAGGTCAGCAGCGGATCAAAAAACTCGATTCAGGTAGGAATAAAACAGGCATCAAAGCAAGAGGCGGCCATTGTTGTTATCAGAATTGAAGGACAGGTGAAGAGTGAAGACATCGTTAAAGGTCTATTCCTATCATTCGGAGAACGCAATAAGACTGTTCGCGAAGCGTGGCTGGTAGTTGGCCGAAAAACCCTAAAAACAGGCCGATGGCTAAGCAAGAAATTTATTGAAGAACTAACAAACGAATTGAAAAAGAAAGGAGAACCCTAAGATTCTCCTTTTTGGGGTGCGCCCCGTAGGACTCACCAACGCCTTTTCGGCACAACAAAGATAAAAAAAGAAGTGATAAACGCTTTCGACCGCATACGAACCAAAGTCAATGGGGCTGTCTCCATGAACATTCCGCAAGCAATTGCGCGCGTTGGATTGGAGCATTTTAGAGAGAGCTTCGACCTTCAACGATACAACGAAGCAGGTGAAGCTCCATGGGCGCAAGTGGAAAGGCGCAAACGCGGTTCTGATTGGTATGGGTTCCGCCTTGGCAACAAGAAAAGTTTTAGCCAAGCGGCCATCACACGGAATATTCTTTACGGACACGCAAGTTCCAAACTACGCGATTCCATTTTCATCAAAGAGGCATCAGCGCGTGGCGTTGAGTGGGCTTCCAGTTCCGACCACGCCACCATTCACAATAAGGGCGGAATGTTCAAGATTTTTGGCAAGAAAAGAACGGCAATGCCTAAGCGTCAATTTATGGGAATGGGAACGCGCCTGAGAGGCAAGATAAAGTTTACCGTAAGAACCGAACTTAAACGCGTACTTGTATGAAAATAGTAAGACAACTACTTCGCAAACGGATCCTGAAGAAGATACCTGTCATTTCTAAAATTGACAGGTACAATCGGCAGTATGAAAATCTCGAAGAAGAAGAGGCTGCTGATTACGAAAGCGGAGTAATATTCATTGAAATATTACCCACCACGTGGGAACACCTCGCAGGGAACATTCAGGAAGCGGACGCAACCATAAGACTGCACGTTTGCCGAACATTCTACGGAGACAGCTCCAGCATTGAAGACGTAACAGAACCGCTTGACATTCTCGACCTACCAGTTGAAGTTTACCGTAAACTCAACAAGTTTACAATGGTTGATTCTGAAGGCCGCACAATTGCGCGGTCGTTGGTCAGAACCGGAAGCACCGAAGACAACAACCATCAGGGTTTGGAAGTGGATATAATTGACTTCTCCACACGCCTTACAGATTACTCCGCTCAGCGAACGCGCAGAAAAGTAATTGCAAACCCTGTACTTGAAGACGTTGATAAAACAACACCTTAAACGCACGCATTATGGCAATTGAAACACTATTGAAAGGAGCAAGCGTTAACAAGCGACTTGCATTTACAACCACAACTACTGACGAACTCGGAAACGAGATTGAAACACCCATTCCGCACGTAGGAATCGTTCATGTTAAGGTCATTTTGACAATGCTCGGAAACATCCTTCACAAGTTTTCTACCGATGCAACGGACATCAGCAACGAGTGGGCGGCAATGATAACAGAACCCGAAGAAGGCGAATATAGCTTTGCGCTTACGCCTACCGAAACCGCTATTTTGCCTGTTGGAATTATGACAGCGGAGACAATAAGAACTTACGTTGCAATTCCGGAGAACGAAACCATTGTAACCAGTAGAAAACTTTACAACGTAGTGAGTACGCTACACCAAACCACCGTTTAAGATGAATGAAAAACTAAATTTCTCGGACAAGCGAGTTATAATTAACGCTTGTATGGATGGCGAGGCCAAGAACACGCTGGGCGAAGTGGTTGCAACCGTTCCGAGTGGTGGAGAAGGAACGGTTGCCGATAGTGCCATCTCGGTTAATGGTCAGTCGCACTCAAACCTGCCAGCAAACAACAGTCTCAAGTTAGTAGTGAACAACGAAAGCGGTGTAGAAACAGGAATTATTCTTGAAAATGGCGTCATAGAAGTGCCTAATCCACCGCCTCCGCCCCCAGTAATTACCATTGAAAACTCCATTTATTTTGATGGAGTAAATGATTACGCCATCGGGTCTCCGCTAATAGATGTTGCCTCCGACTGGTCTGTGTCTTTTTGGTTTAAACTGCACAGACTCACAGGGAGTGAATATTTTTTCTCTTTTCACACGGATAATTACGGTCTGCAATCTTTTGGAATCGGCTATCGAAATGGACAAATAGATTTCCTTTCTTGGCCGAGCGAATGGAGTTTTGCGAGGTCTTTTGCATGGAATGGAGATTTGAACTGGCACAATATTACTGCAACTTACAATAAAGCGAACACCATGTTAACAACATATCTGGACGGCACTAATGAATATTCAGACGAAAATTATTTAGTTTCACAAGCGTTTAATCAGATGATTATTGGCCGAGGCGCTGAAAAAAATTGGTACGCAAACACCAAAATTGCCGACCTAAAATTATACGCACAAACATTGACACCCGCAAACGTTGCATCTATTCAAACTGCCGGAAACACCACCGGAACTGAAGTCCAGCACTTTGCAATGATGGAGGCAGAGGGGCAGACAAGTGGATATATAGAAGACCACGTTGGCGGCCAAATATTACGCTTTAATAACATTCTTACGCCCTACGGAATAGTAAATGATGCACCATGAATAAATACGCTGTAATTTTACTCGAAGACTTCAAAATTGAAGACCTAAACGGAGTGGCCTACCCTGTCTGCATGGACATGGGCAAGTGGAAAATGCTTGAATACACAACAGAGGCTGATCCGCCCGGAAATTGGATGGTATTTTCAGGAGAAAACGCAAATTCGGAGTGCTCTAAATATCTTTCTGAACACGAATAGACCACCAGCAAACAGGTGATTGATCGAGTTTTGTAACTGCTTTGATTGCTTTGTGATACATTAGCCAAGATGTTGAAATCAGAGTACTGATTGATGATAAAATGCCGTCTCATACGGAGATAAATCTGTCTTAATGTACTGTAACACGTAAGACTTCATGTCCGTGTCCGAAACAGAGAACAATAGGTTTCCAACCCCATCAAAGAAGTAGTAATTGGTAACTTCGACATGTGTGTTATTAAATAGTGGGTTATCAATCGAGTATTTATGTTTTATGACCTCATAGAATAGCTCATCATAATTCATGGATAACGCCTTGGTAACGCGTTGGTATTTGAATTTCCACACATGATAATTGACAGCATCATTGTCAGTTCTATATCTGTCAATCATAGCATCAATCTTCTTTAGGGTTTCGGGCAACTCGGTCTGACCGACTTCAAGCATATCGCTCCAGTCTTTCAAAGATGTCGCAACAGACACACTTCGTTCTACGGTTGCCTGAATTGCCTTGTAATTAATATCTTGACCAAGGGCATTTTGGTCGATGCTGTTTTCTATCTTTTTCAACTTATCTGCCAAAGGGTCATCCGAAGCACATCCTACCATAAAACACACAGTCACGAATATCAATAGCACTCTTTTCATCATTTCTTCTTTTCAAGTTCCTTTAGTCGGCTGTCAATTTCCCTAAGAACCTCACTTAAATTATGGTCTTTTCGATGAACGACAGGTTTTTCACGGGGAAAAGCAGTGTATTCTGTCGCTGACTCAGCTGCCATACTCGGCAATTGCTCGTCCAGCGCATAGTTGCCAGCGAAGTTTTTTTCATGAAAAATGAAGTCTAACCACTTCGGAAACTCACTACATAATTTATGTATCATCCACAATTGAGCCGACTGCCGACCTTTCATCAGATTGGTCATTTGTTGCGGCTTCAAACCCAAGAACAAAGCCGCTTCAGCTTGATTCTTCCATACGCCTTCGCCTATTAGTGAAATTATTACTACGCCAAAGCGCGCTGTTATCTCGCTGTCTAACGACTTCAAAGTAAATAATTTGTGTACATCATTTTTATGTATTACTATTGCTGACCATAACAAAAGTAATCCAAATAAAATGACAACTACACCCATCACCCTCCGCGTTGCCAAAGGGCTTAGCGCAACGGTCATTCCAGACCAACAGCACGAATTCATTATGACAACCTCGCAGGTAGCCGATGGCTATGGCATAAGTCAGTCGGCTATTCGTAGCTGCAAATCCAATCACAAGGATGAACTCGTACTTAACAAGCACTTCTTTACCTGCGTCCAAAAATTGGACACAGGCAAACCATCTGTCAAAAAAACCTATTGGACAAAGCGCGGCATTGTCCGCCTTGGTTTTTTCATAAAAAGCGATCGGGCAAAGCATTTCAGAGATTGGGCAGAAGACCTGATAATAGCCGCCATTGATGATGGCAGCGTGGTAAGCCAACAGTTCGTTTCGTTAGTAAACAAGGCGGGCACTATTTCGGGCAGCCACAACCGATTGGCAAAAAGTGGCGGTTTCAGTTCGGCCATTCTCAGCCTTGCGCTCGACCCACGCTACACGCACAAGGTTTCATCTGAAATGAAAAATCGGATTAAGGCGCACTGCAACTACATCATTGGTCTGAGTTCTCTTTCACTTCATCCTTTACTGGAAGAAATACTACTCAAGCATCCAGCTCGAAAAATGCGCGATTCAATGCTTGAGGTTTATGCCAACCGCAAGACTTCACGAACAATCTCTAAAGAACTCTTTTCAACTCTTTGACAGCATTGATAGAGAAATTTTAACACTCGGAAAACAACTGGCAGCATGAGCGAAAAGAAAGAAGCTCTACTCAAGCGAGTAGCAAAAAAAGCAGCGGTAAGCTACGGATATGCACGGCTTGTAAGCTGTGGCAGAGAGAAGAATGTACGGGTAATGAAAATCATTACCAACCTCAAACAACAGGAATTGAACGAACTGATTGAAAGTACCATGAACGAAGCAACAACCGATTTCAAAAAAACAGCATAATGGCAACCATAAGAGAACACAGACGCAAGTACCATCAGGCCATTGAACAACAGGCCAAGTAAGACCGAAGGCAACCTAAAAGCCGCCATGTTTTTTGACAGAATAAGCCTTGCACTCAGCATAATGGCATTCGTGCTTTCCATCATAGCCATTTTCAAATGATAGAAGCGGCAGTAATCTTCTTTACCGTGCTTGCAACCTACTCGTTTGATATGGTTACCGACAAGAACTCCAAGAACAGCAAATGAAATTGATAGCTGGTCAGTTATACCTCGAAACCTGCGACCTTGTTCGCGCTGGCGTTAGCGCAAACGCGCTGAAAATGGCTTCGGGGCGTGGCTCACTCACTTTCACAAAAGACCCAATAGACAAGCGCGCAAGCCTGTTCCTTTTCGAGCAATTACCAGCACGCTACTCCACATTCGTAAAAGAGGTTTTTGGCGAACCGATGGAATACTACAACAACCAAGAGCTGAAGAAACTGGTGGCGGAAGACCGCAACGCGTTAGACTTCTTTTCGGGCTATCGGTTTACAGACGGAACAGGCTTGCCAACCTCGCACATTATACGCTACACAACAGCCGCCAATTGGCTGAATATGTTAAGCAAAACCAACCACAAAACCACAGGCCACGCCAAGGCGAAAGACTTTTATAATGCCATTATCGCAATACTAAAAGCAGAAGATATTCCTGAAATACCTCGGAGCTATGAGCGCATTAAGAAGGCAATTAAGAAGTACAAAGAGAGCGAATATGAAGGCATCATATCGCCAAAATTCGGAAACGCCAATCGCGAGAAATTGGGAACTGTTCAAAAGGCTTATATCCG